GGCCAGAAAGGTGCGATTGCGGAGAACATTCTGCTATCTGGTGCCGCTGGAGCGATTGAGGCCGGCGCAGAGTCTGCCGTTCGGGCCAGGAGGGAGGCGCAGGAGGCTGCTCAAAGGGCTGCTCGTGAGGTCGAGTCTGGTTTTGTATTTGAGCCAAGTGGTGTCGAGTTTGATCCTAGCGTAATCCGGAGAGAAGGCGGCAGTCGTCAGCTTCCAAGGACAGTTCCGCCAGAGCGCATGTTGCCCCCAGCGTCAAGCGCGAGGCCGCCGAGGGAGATTCCTCTTTACGAACAACCGTTTATTGGACCAGAGCCGGAGCCCTTTGTCGGTCCGTTTGGGCGCAGGGAGCTTGGCCTACCACAACCATTAATTACTCCTGCACCTGGTCGCGCCACTGTAGCGGAAGCTGCTGTTGGACCGGCAGAAGAGTTGCGAGCCGCACGCCAGCTTCCTATGGCGGCACGTGCCGCTGTAGAGCCAGTAGAGGAAGTGCGCAGGCTCCCAATGGCCGGCATGGAAGCGCCGGAGCCAGTGCGGCCGGTTGAGCCGATGGAGCCAATTGAGCCCGTGCAACGTGCTGGTGAGCGCAGGCAAATACAGCTTGAAGCGTCTTCGCCAGAGCCACAGAGGAACGTTAGGAAGTCGCCGGTAGAGTGGGAGCAGCCGGGACAAGAAGACCTCCGTAGCGTGTACGAGACTATGGCAAGATCGGGCGACGGGAAGACTGAAGTAAGTGTTCAGTACCGTCTCATGGAGGCGGATGACCTGTTGCCGTCAAATGACCCGATGACGTTTGCGCCGAACGAAAACTATCCAGCAGGGATTCAGGGACGGCGTAGGCAGTACGAGACCAAGCCCACACAGGCCATTGTGGTTCAGCAAGCGGCTGACCTACAGCCGTCGCTTGTGTTGGACCAAACATCATCAATGCTTGAGGGTCCGCCGCTCGTTAGCCCGAACGGCATTGTCGTGGCTGGAAACAACCGCGCAATGTCGATCAAGCGTGCAGCTGAAGAGTTTCCAGAAAAATACCGCCAGTATGTGTCTGAGTTGGCGAAGATGGTGGACCGCAAGATTCCGGGTCGTGGCGTCATTGGCATCTTGCCAGAAGATGTTTCACGAATGAATCGCCCCGTGCTCGTGCGCGAAATTATTCCAGACGACGGTCCATTGACGATTGGTCGGATGTCTGAGATCAACGCGGCGTCTGACATCCCTGGAACAAAAACCAAGCGTTCTGTTGATGTTGCTGCAGAGAAGGCGTCGGCCCTTCGTGGTAATGAAGAGGTCATGAATTTCCTGTCAGAAAACATGGGCTGGTATGAAACCATTACTACGTTCCTCGACAGAGCCGAGGGCCGTCAATTTGTGGATCTTCTTGTTGAGCGCAACATCATCAACCGAAGGGAGCTTCCAGCGCTCTTTACTGATGCTGGAAGGCTAAACCAAGACGGCAAAATAGCGATGCGGCGCATGGTGTTGGCGTCCGCATTTGACAACTTTGAGGACTTCACGCCTGCCGTCATGCAAAAGATGGAGGCAGTGTCTCCCCAGATCGCAGCTATTCGCGGGTCTACTGGAGACATTTCTGACGTAATGAACCGTGCTGCGCTGGCGTTGCGTGAAGCCTCAGACAACAAATTGAGCCTAGAAGAGCTGGCGAGCCAAGCGTCAATGTTTGGCGAAGGCGCAATGCCAGAAGTTGTCGTAAACATGGCCCGCTATATCCGTGACAACAGCCAGATCAAAATCACGCAGGACATGCGCGAGTACGCAAAATCCGTCATGTCTTCCAGAAGGGCAGCAGCCGAAGGCCCCGGACTCTTTGGTGAAGAGGTTTCCCAAAGCCTTACGGAGACGCCCGAGCAGGCAGCAAGACGCCTTGGCATTGGTGGGCTATACACATTCCCAGGGCCTGTCATTGATGCACTAAAGACGGAGGTGGGCCAAAAGGTTGCCGGTGCTGCTCTTGGTGCTTCCGTGGGAGCACAGAGCGAAGAAGCACCTCTATCTGGGGCTTTACTCGGCGCAGCTGTTGGCTCAAGGGTGCCCGGTGCCGCAAGGGCTATCAGGCGACGCGGTATGGCTGCACTAGGGGCGGCACGCGGGACTAGAGCTGCGGGCAACGTAGCCCGTGCAGCTAAGGTTAGGGTAAGCAATCTAGTCAACCGCGCTCCAGTTGCACGCGGCAATCGTTCCGCTAAAAAGCCAACCACGGTTTTTGGAAACCTTTACTCAGAAATTTTTGACCAAAGCCAACCGCTTCTGGACTTTGTGAGTGCTACACGCGGCGCAAAAGCTTCTGAAATCTTGAACGATAAACTTTTTGAACTTGATGGCTCAGTCAAGAGCGCAATACAGAAGATTAAAGACGATTATGGTAACTGGTTCCTTGAGAACGGAGACAACCTAGAAGCCATCGGAAATGCCGCCGTTATTCGTGCAGATTACGCAAACCGTCTGGCTATTGCACAGGGCGCGGAGCTTCCTGAAAAGGGCTTTAAGCTGACTGGTTACAGTAACGAAAGGCTTCAGCGTGCCGTAGCGGAGATTGAAGCGAACCCGTATTTGATGCAAAAAACGAATGAGCTGCAGGGCATGTTCCGCGACATGTTGTCTCGGCGAGTGGCTGCCGGAAACCTTGATCCAGATACGTTCAAAAAGATCGAAGGATCAGTGAGCTATTACACCCCGCTCTACAAAGACTTTTCCGAAATTATTGGAACCCCTGGGGAGCCGTTATCCAATGGAATCAGGCTAAAACCCGGGAGGGGTGTTCGCAGCATGGACCGCGAGCTATCTCGTAAGGGCCAGATACAAGACCCCATCGAAGTACTCATCGCGGAGCGCATTGCCCTTGAGAGGGACATCATTCGCCAGTCCATCATGGAGGACTTCGCTGCTTCCGTAGAAAAGTACGGAAACATTGAGGGCGTTGCCCGCATCCTTCCTGAAGGGATCAAACCCAGTCAGGGGGCAAAGGTATTTACGATTAACCGTGCCGGAAAACCGCCCCTAACTGTCGAAATCTTAGATCCAGCCCTTTTCAGCGCAATCGAAAGAAGCAGAGAGTTTGCGCCGGACATTTTACGCACCATCGCAGAAGTTAAGCGTGGCGCGATTGTATTGCCGGTGGACTTCTCCGTTTTGTCCTTGATACGAGACATTCCGCTCTACAACGTGCAAAAGCCTGTTCGAGATGTATTGCGGGAGACGGTACCAGGAGCAGTTGTTGGAGCTGGTGCCGGTGGACTTTTAGCAGAAGATGACAATCGCCTTGCTGGCGCAATCGCTGGCGCAGGTCTCGGTGCTGGGTTTGGTGGCAACGTTCGTTCTGCGTATGAGGTTGCCGAGGGCGTTGCACATGCGCTTGGCAAAACGGAGTTGTACAAGGAATTCCTTCGCGCTGGAGCGTCCAGTGCTGGTATTGCGGTAAGAGACCCCAAGGATGTCCAGAAGATAATCGGGTCAATGACGCAGGCCGGCCGGAGGTCGATACTGCACTTTAAAAACCCACTGGATGCCCTTGCGTTTATTGCAGAGGCTGCGGAAAATGGGCCGAGAATAGCGCAATTCAAGAAAACCAGAAGCGCAAAAGAGGCTCAGCTTGTTACGCTCCCGTTTGCTAGAATTGGTGCAAACAAGACTCTCCAAAAGTTCGTGTCGATGACCCCGTTTTCCAACGCAACGCTTAAGGGATGGGAAAAACTTGGAAAACTGTTAAACGAACAAAACAGGCGGAACACGGGAACGCTTGGTTTTGCGACAATCACTGCGCCGACCATCGGCCTGTGGATGATCAACAAGGACGACCCAGAATACTGGAAGCGTCCGTTGTGGGAACGGAACATGTTCTGGCTGGTGCCCGGATGGGCGGTGGGCCGTGACGATGTGAAGTTCTTCCCAATCCCAAAGTCGCACGAGCTGGGACTTCTGTTCGCGTCTCTGCCGGAAAGAATTTTTGACGCTGCGGCACGCGCTGGCATTATCGAGAGCGCGGCTCCGGCAGGCATGAGCGCAGTCGATGAGGTAACAAGCTCGCTAACGGCTTTCTTAAAAAATGGAATTACTGGAACCGTTCCGATACCAGCTGCCTTTCAAACACCAGTTGAGTCAGTAACAAATTACGACTGGTTCCGCCAAAGACAGATTACTCCAGACTACATTGCCCAGCGTGACCCTGAGCTACAGTACCGAGAGAGCACATCAGCCCTTGGTAGGCTGCTGGGAAGGTATCAGGATATGTTCACGCCAATCGAGTTTGATCAGGCTGTGGGATCTACTTTCGGTACAATGGGCCGAAGGGGCCTGGAGTTTACAAACGTACTGGCGGAAGTCTTGGGCGCGAAACCCCCTAGCGAAACCAGGGGGGCAGCCGAGAAAGTACTTGATGTCATTGGCGCTGGTGCTGGAGTGTTTGCGTCACCAGGACGGTTTACTGCTGGCGAGTACAATGTGTCCCAGCCAGAGTATGACGCTTACGAAATTGTTCGCGAAGCCGAAAAGGCGGCCTCTGGCGTACGCCAGTTACAGAGAGAACGGGAGCCTAGGGAAGTTGTAAATTCATATATTGACCGAAACATGGATAACCTGCGATTGTACGAGAGAACGCAATCTGAAAGAGCTGCGTTTGATAGACTTCGCGAAGAAAGGAATAGGGTCATCTCCTCACGCACAATCTCCCCAGAGAGAAAGAGAGAGATCCTTGAGGAACTTAGCAATCGCGGTGTTCGCATCGCAGAATCCGTATTTAATGCACAAAGATCAATAAAATGAAAGTTCCTACTATGATTGAGACTGCTGATTCTGCGACCAACCTGCTCGCTTGGGTCTTCTCCGGCCTAATTGCGCTGATCGCGCTTGGCGTGGCGGCGGGGCCGTTCCTGTCGCTGCCTGACCGTGTTGGCAACAACGAGGCTGCGATTCGTGAGATCACCGGGCGCCTCGACAAATCCGAGGACAAGCTGGACGTTCTGATTTGCTTCCACCAGGCAGAGATCAACGGCACAGACGCAAAGTCCTGCTCGCTACGGTAATGGAACGCGTCTGGCACCTACATCGGGACACGTTTGATCCAAATGGCGTGTGGGGTAAACTAACTGGTGGTGGTGGTATCGTATTGCATACTATCGAGAACCCGGATACTCTAATTGTTCCGGGCGAATACAAGTGTGTTCGAGACTACTACCACAGAGGCGGCTACGAGACGTTTGAGATCATCGTCAAGGGCCGTGACAGGTTGCTATTCCATGCCGCAAACTACGCGTCAGACCTTGAGGGATGTATCGCGCCAGGAATGGAGCGAGGATACACGGACGGAGACGTTCCCGCGGTGTGGCGCTCACGCGTTGCGTTCAACAAGTACTTCGACGCCAACGCCGGCTTTGACGAGCACACGCTCATCATCACCGAGTCCAGAGAAACAGATCTGTAGCCTCTGTGGTCAGCGGCAGTTGGTCTCCGGGTGGGACAACTGCGTGTTCTGCAACAGACCACTGTAGGAGGGGGAGATGGCGCCCAAGGTCCGTCGTAACTGCGACTACTGCGGCAATTTTTATGAGGGCTATGGCCCGAAGTATTGCTCTAAATCCTGCGGCAACTACGCAAGGTTTGGTCGCGATCCCGAAGAGGTGAAGTACGGCGTTAACACGGGTATGCCGCACAAACCCACAAGCCAGATCCAGTTCGTGGAAGAGGGCGACGAGGCTACGCTCTACATCGAGGCATCCCACACCATCAAGACGCCTGAGCAGCTCGTTGAGCGTGCTGGCATCGACATGAGCAAGTGGGAGATCACCGACTCAAAGGTGCGGACGTGGTCGGTCCCGATGAAGGTGGAGGAGAAGCCGACCGTCTTGCAGATGTACTATGTCAGCGTAAGCCTCAAGAAGCCGATTACCGAGCGACTTCCAGTGCGTAGTCTTGTGATACAGACGACGCCACATGAGCCTCGACCGCCTAAGCAGTCGGGGCTTTTGACTTCTGTGCATTACTCTGATTGCCATTTTCCCTACCAAGATGATCGTGCGTTAGAGATTCTCTACCAGATCCTGCATGAGCTGCAACCCGAGGTTGTCGTAGACCACGGTGACCTGCTCGACTGTGAGCAGATCGGGCGCTTCGCCAAGGACCCCTACAACCGTACGTCTCTGGCCGAAGAGATCAAGCTAGCAGCCCGTCACATCGCTAAGGTACACTCTATTACCCCTGACGCCCGTCACATCTGGCTAGAGGGGAACCACGAGGAGCGCCTTAAACGGACGATCTGGGCCTTGGCCGACCAACGTACCGCCGGAGAGGTCCTGACGCTCCCAGGGATGGCTGAGGTGCTTTCATGGGGCAATATGCTGGGCCTCAACGGTATCGGCTGGGAAGTTGTGCCGTACCCCTCGACGCTCACCTTGTTCGACCGCCTGATTCTGGCCCACGGTAGCCGTGTGCGGCAGCACTCGGCCTACTCAGCCAAGTCTGAGCACGATCAGTACGGTAAGTCAGGTATGTCAGGGCACACACATCGCATGGGTGCCTACTACCACACGGACTACAACGGCCCACACGTCTGGATCGAGATTGGCCTGATGGGCAGGATCCGCAATGACTATGTCAGTCATGCGAACTGGCAGCAGGGCTTTGCTGTGGTAACGTGGAGCGAGGATCGCAAGCGGTTCGGTGTTGAGCATGTCAACATCCACGATGGCTCTGCGCTCTTCCGGGGTAAGTGGTACGGGGTGTAGCCCTGTTGTAGCTACAAAAAGAAGACGGCCCCCGCTTTGATGCGGGAGCCGCCACCACCTTCTGGACGGGGGAGTTTCCAGAGTTACGGTGGGTTTTTCACTACGTTCTACTGTCAGTGTAATACACGATTACAAGGTTGTCAATATGAAAAAGCCTACGCGACAGCAGTGGGAGCAGTTGCGAACATTAGACAAGATGCTGTCAAAGGCACCTAAAAAATCGTTGCGAGAGAAGTATCTCAAGCAGCAGGTAGACATACTGAGAGAGAGCATGGGGCTTTCATCTCTCGGACCCTCTTGGTCTGATGTCGATGTTGCAACGGATAAGCATCTGCCTGACAGCTTGTCTGCTGATGCCGAGGACTCTTCCGATCTGGGCGCAGTTCAAACCCTCTTCGACATAGAGTGAGACGACCTCCAGTCTCTGCGCGTTATTCTTCCGTCGCCCCATCCTCGCCTCCCAGTTCAGCGATGTACCTTTGCGACGCCTTGTTGATCTCCTCGATGTGAGACTGACCAATCCCGATTGTCATTGCAAGCATATCCAATCCTTGGGACTTGTCGTCAGCAGACATCGACTCTGGTAGCTCGCCGTTGTAAGTGCCCGACTCAATGCCGTGCCCAAGGTTGTTGATGTCTGAGAGCATTGCGGTAATGCCGTTAATTGCACCGCCCATGTAGATGTCCACGAGCACTTTGTCCAAGTGGTCGGACTGTGCCTCTGTTAGTTGAGGCTCAAAGGTGTGTGCAATCGGGGTGTCCTTGTCGATCATGCTGCCTCCTTGTTTGTATGTGGATTACTACTCTGCACTCCAAACATCTGTCTGACGTTTGATCCCACCCTCCGGTATCTTCCTAAAGTTGTCAGTAAAAGATTCTTCTTGGAAGATCAGGCGGTCCTGCGGCATAGCGTAGAGATTGCCGTCGTCACCTGCGATCACCCACAACCACTTATGCTGCTGCGGGTAGTTCGACCAGCCGTTGTTAACCCAGTCAATTGCAAACAAAGTTTCACCGATACCCATGTGGCTTTGGTGGTCCTCTTGGAGCATCCAAGTAAGCAGGCCACACAGGTACTGCGGTTCGTACACCTGCACATCCCAACCAAAAGAGTCCCAAGCCACAGCATCAGAGATGCACAGTTCTTCCTTCGGGTTCTCTGTGTGCGCTAGCGCAATCAAAGGTAGGTCGATGATGGTGGCGCCGTTGTCGAGAAGCACGTGGCAACCGAAGGCCCTGCCGGGGTGCGAGGATATCCCAAACCAAACCGCCGGGACGAAAGCCCCAGTCGGGTTGTTGTAAATGTAGCTATCGCGCACCCAGACGTAGCGGTGCGTAGGCAGGTCTATGTTATGGGGCATCGTCATTCTCCTTCATGGCCATGATTTCATCGTAGATCATCTCTGCGTTGCGTGCGTAGCCAGCGATGTCCACCCAGTTGTCCTCATGGGTTGGGTCGTGTGCGAGCCTTGAGACCTTGAGTAGGATCATCATGTAGCAGACGTCCAAGGCAGTCAGTTGCAAGTCGACGCCGAAACGCTTGGCTATGTATGCAACCCACATGTCTGCCGTGCAGCCGTGGTTGTCGAGAGGATGCCCGTAGTTGTCACGCCTTGCGTTACACGTAACGTCTGCGGCCTTCTCTAAGATGTTCATTCGTCAATTCCCATTTCGGGAAGCACCACATTGCGAGCGTAGTCAGCCAGCCAGTGTGCGTCCACGGCGTTGTGATCGTCGGCACGGTAGCCGCCCTTACCCCAGAGGGCTTCGGCCATTTCCTCTTTGGTAGCATTTCCCCTGCCTGTCGCGTGCTTCTTTAACGTCCCCGGATTGACGGGGTAGTGTGCTACAGCGCAGACCTCACAGGCGAGGATGATGACGCCCATCTGACGGTTGAGGCTGCGTGCCGCCATGCCTCTGGCAACAGGCTCTTCGTAGCAGACGATGTCGGGTACGACCTTGTCGATTAGTTCGCACATGTTGCGAAACAGGGCAACGAGTTCGTGCGACTCATCCTTCTTTAGGTCCCATGAGCCTGCGATGACGATGTTGGAGTTGGTTGTGTACGCCCATCCAGTCGTCAT